CGGTCTGCTGTGGCATTAGTAGTAGTACGGAATGGTTTGCATGTTGCCCGTCTGTTGGCGACTAGCCCACTTGCGACCATCTCGCACAAACTCAGCAAAGCGGTTGTTCATGTAGCCTGCGGCAGGGTAGTCAGATGACAACTCTGATAGCACACGCATAGCATGGTAGGCAAATGCCATGTGAAACTGCTCCGGAATGCCGGGCACATTACTAGACCCTTCCGTAAATCCTATGCTAGCAGACTCCGTACCATCACCATTAAATACCTTGGCATCGGGCTCGTCATAGTGAGCAAGACCCGCACTAAGGTTATCGGGTATAGTGCGGCAATTAACGACAATCTTCTTTGTAGACTGAAAGGGCACAAACAATCCGTTAGACAAAGTGCCTGCTAGCAAATACTTGCCATCAATCTTGTATACAGGATCAGTGGTAGTAGTCTCGGCAGATAGAGGTTCTCCAATAAGCTTTCTCACAACATCCCCTGTTCCAACCTCTTGGCTCACGTCGCGCAAATAAACGGAGTCAATAGACAGCACATCAGAGTCTATCGGAAACCTCGTGGAAACTCCGACGACATAATCGAACGAGCCCCTGTATACCAACGTCTGTTGGCAAAAGAGGCGCATTCCTTCTTCCAAAAACTTGGTAACCATTGTCTCGCCAATGCTTGGAAACTTGGCATAAACAACATCCTGTAATTGCTTTATGGTCATTCAGCCGCTAGCAGTTTCTCGTAAGCCTCTTCTGCATTAGACTTGCCTTTCACCTTATTAACGACCTCGCCTTTATAGACGACCTCGAAGTAAGGGCCACCCGCTGAGTGGATGCCATCTTCTAGTACAGCAGACTCTTCGGCAGTGTCGCTCAGTTTGTTGATAGCATCTACCAACTCATCAATCTTGGTTGACAATGCTGTCATCGTTTCGACGTAGCCACGAGGCCCGCGTCGGCAAAGTTTAAGGATGTCCTTGGGTAACTTTTCCATATGCAAAAAAACTTAGGGGACTCGGCCAATTCGACCGAGCCCCCCGTTGGATTAAGGAGCGGTCGCTCCAATAGTCATGAGAGCATGCGAGTCAGCAAGCGTGAGGCCAACTCCTGCGTCGGAGAAGTACTCATCCTTGATGCCATCGTAGCCATCATCCGTCTTGATGTTGGTGTTGTAAGCAACGGAGCTGTATGATCCGCCACCATTCTCACCTGCATCGCCAAGGTTAGGACGGTAAGAAACGAGCTTCACGTTATCAGGGTTTACGATAACCATGCGTCCCTTGTCACCACCGTAGTTAAGGGCGGCGGCACGAACGAGGTTAATCACGATTCCCGAAGGCGTGAAGAGCTTCTTGATGTGAAGTCCGGACTCGGTGGTCATAGGCTCAACATTGTACTGACCCGTTCCAAAGAACGTGCTATCAGCCATAAGCTTAGACCATGCTGAGTATGCGAAGCTACCGCAGTAAGCGACAAACTCGCCACCGCCGGGAGCATACTGAGCAATCTTGTCCATCTGATCGGCGAAGTCATCAAACGTATACGTATTCAAGTAGTTGGTAAATACGTTCTGCTGATCTCCTGACGTACGTCCGTAACGAAGAAGGGCAGGAATAACACCCATCGTGGTACGGATTGTCTTACCGTTTGCGTCGGTTTGGTGCGAAATGAACGAAGAGTCCGTTCCGCCACCTGCGCCGTTAGCAGTTCCACCGATACCACCCGTACGGTAGCCGAAGAACAAAGCACGTTCGAGCTTCATCATGTGCTCGCGTCCCTTGTTGACACGGTAACGCTCGCGCTCTTTCTGACCACGAAGGTTAGCGGCGGCAAGCGTACCCGTTAGTTCAAGCGGCGTACGGATGATCTGCGTTGAGTTCCAAACAACTTCGAGTTCGTCCGTCGATGCGTCAGGAGAGGTAACACCTTCTCCGGCGGCAGTCGTTCGTACACGAAACACGTCGTCATTTGCTACTCCCGAAATTGCCTGTGCGGCTACCGTTGGATTACCAAGTACCTTAAAGGTAACATTCGATCCCGAAACTGCCGTTACGACCATGGTTCCTCGGAACGTTGTTTCCGCGGAGTTCCAAAGATCGACAACTGCACCAATCAAAGAAGAGTCGCTAGAAACTCCGGAAAAAGTATCACAGGTAAGGGTGATCGTTTCCCCGGGAGCACCAGTCGTGCTTCCTCCTGAAAAGTTTCCGATGCTAGTATCGTTTACCAAGAAGCTAGGGTTTGCCCATCCTGCACGGTACTCGAACATCTTGTAATCAGGATCATCAACTTGTTCTGATCCCACGCCCATCAATCCTGAAAGGAAAGGGGTCTCGCTCATGTAGAGCTCTGATACCTCGTTTTCGTTGAGGTAAAATCGTCGTCGGTCTGTATAGAGTACACCCGACGCTGAAAGATCGCCAATGGCCATATTAGTCACCTAATGGTTGTCAAATGAGTGAACGTCGGCGGCCTTTGTTAACTATGAAAGATTCGGGTTGGGCTTGCGTCTTTCCTCCTGCGTTCGATGCGCCTGTCACAGTTGACGGCGTATTGAGCCTGCGGGATTCTGCACGCATTTGTTGTACCCTCGCCTCTGCTTTACTTAGCTGATTTGGGCCACCATTTTTTGTCATTTTCCAAGCATTAAAAAGCAAGCGTCGGTTGTCCGGTTTACTGTCATCGAAGGTGGATGCCCATTGTATAAAGGCATCTGCTTCCGAGCTAGATGCTCCGAATTCGTTTACTGCTTCCTGCCGGAAGTTAGCGATTTGAGCGCGACGCAATCTTTCTTGTTCGGCTCTACGTTCTGCTTCTGCTCTCTCCTGAGTAAACGCATTTAACTGCGCGTCCTGAAATGATAGCATGTCGTCATAGTACTTGCGCATTGCCTTTTCGTACTTGGCCGACTCGCTCTTCGGGTTGGAGATAGCATCCTCAGGATCGTAGTCCTCAGGCAACTGCGGCTTGGCTGGACGTTCAGGCAGTTGCACCTTGCTAGATGTCTGCGCATTGTCTAGTTGCCGCTGTTCGCCACGAGTAAGAGGCTCGCCCTTAATTCGCTTTTCAATGATGTCAAGGATCTCAGGATCTCGATAAACAAGATCCGCGATAGGTTTGACATTCTCCAATCCCGAATACTGTGTTTTCAGTTGCTCGTATTCGTGACGGAGCTTGTCCCTCTCGCTCTGCAATTTCCGATATGCTTCCACTTGCCTGTCATCCGCAGGATTGTCCGCATAATCATTATCTACATATTCTTCTTGTGCTACTGTTTGTTCCCCTCCTTTGCGAATAAAGAATCCGTCGCCGCCTTCTGAGTAGCCTGCGGAGTCAACATTGGACGTTTCCTGAACATCTTGCTCGACTGCTTCCATAGTTATTGTCTGATTGGTTTGTTTGGTTCGGGTGGCGTTTGTGATAGCACCTCGTTCTCTGCATCAGAAATCTGCTTTCGGAAGTTTCTTACTGCATCGTTCGAGCGTTGCTTGTATACATCACGCGCCGCGCGGATTTGCGCTTTTGGTTCGGCAAGGCTTGCCTTGAACTTCTCGACCTCCGTACGCTTGCGAGCCTGTACAGCCTCACGGTCAGCGGTTTGAAGATCGCCTTTAAGTTTCTTGATCTCTTCCTGCATTGCGGCAAGCTGTCCTTCAAGACCCTTAATATATCCTGTACGTCCCAAGATTCCCTCGATGTCAAACACTTCGCTCTTTTTAAGAACCTCGACTTGGTCAATCAGTCCTGCTTGATAGAACTGCAAGTAGTAGTCAAGTAGGGCAAAGCGGTTTGTTGGTAGGGTAGACCCACTAATAACGCGGATGTCCACATTCATGGCCTGCAAGTCATTGAACTTGCCGATCACATTACCATAGTCATCGTACTTCAAGACGTTGACCTGAGCAGACTGTATCTCCTTGGTCGAAGGATTGACAATACGCAAGACTCTTTCATCCGTTACGTATGCCTGATACATGCTGATAACAACACGGGCAAGCTCATTGAGCGATCCCTCGATGTCATCTAGCTTAGACTTCATTCGCCGCTGTGCGAACTCGTCCATTGCAAGCGTACCACGGAAGGTCTGAGGAGCCTGAGCTACCTCTCCTTGTTGCATGGCATAGAGACCGAGGATCATCTCGATCATCTGTATGTCACGCTGACTCTTATTGTAGAACTCGCTAGGAAGAGGAGTAGGTGCCACTACGGTAGGCGAACCCATTTCCGCCTCATACTCCTCAACCCAACGACCCGGCCGGTTTACCTTTGCTTCAAAGGCTTCCCGATCAAGAACAGAGCCGCGAGGAAGAAGCAACCCAACAGAAGCCGCGCTAGCGGCATGCGCGATGATCTTCGACTCGGTATAGTTGATCTGCTTTTGCAGGTCTCGTACGTGGAATACATCTGATGTAGGGAATGGATTACGATTGAAACCATTCATGATAGGCACAACGGGCGGCCTGTCAATAGGAAGAATGGCATCGTTAATCAGAAGTCCACCAACAGACGAGATAACCTGATAGCGTACCTGCTTGTAGCTGAACGACTCGTAAGCAATGTTCTCTAACAGGTCACGCCGGATAGGCTGAATGAAGGATGTCGAGCCTGCTATCACGCCTTCGCCATCATGCTCTGCGCCAAACATTGGTATTGGCTGAGTAGGAGTACCATCTTCCATAGGCTCTCCCTGCATGAGGTGGAAGATGATTGGGTCTCCGGACTCCTCCTTGCCGGTTAGCTCCTTCGGCGGATTGGCCTCGCCTGACATCGCCGCCTGCGTAAGGAGCGTGAAGTACAACTCCTGCGCCTCAATGAGGTCATCGCCCATCGCCACGGCAACGCTTTGGTCGCCACCCTCGATAACAATTCCATAGCCATTCTTGAACTCCTTGTATTCCTCCTCACTGTAATACTCCATATTACCCGTGCCCTTATCAACAAGGCGGTAATACTTCTTGTGTACCTTAGTGAAGCGTTCAATTACTTCGTACCGAGGAGCGAAGCTATGAATTGCAGGGTCTCCCGATAGTGCCACCTCATTCTCCTGCGTATAGGAGCGGCTTGGCATCATCTCATCGGATGACTGCGCGGCATTTTTCAGGTTGATATCAGGGGCAATCTCCCTTACCTGAGACTCCGTCATCAAGTGACGCACAATAACGTGCTGTGCATCACGCCAATAACGATCCTTTGCATTAGGATCGCAGTACACACGCAGGGTTTCAACGTCCTTAATCAGGACATCTCCGTTGCCACCACCTGCATTAGGGTCGTAGTAAGCATACAGGACTCCACGACCCTTGACGTAGTAGTCGTCAATGGCCTGCTTCAAAGCATCCTTGCCACGGCTCTGCGTCCACGTATGCTCCAATAGCATGGTAGCAAGCCTAGCCAAATCAACATCAGAATCCTCTGCGGCAGTAGCCATAAAGCGAGGATCATTCGTCGTAAGGATTGACTTGGCCTGCTCTACCTTTGGGTGGATAACATTGTGAACCATCGCGGCCTGACCACGACGTTCTAGCTCACGCTTCTGCTCTCCCGTCCACTGCTGACCATTGCGGAACTCATCGTCCGACATGGCCTGCTCCGACCAATTAGAGAATCCATTCTCGGATTCATACTCGCGAAGCAAGGTCTCAGAGATAACGACCTCCTTGTTCTTCTTCTTCCCGTTAGGGAGACTGCCGGACTCTCCTTGTCGGCTTTGATAAACGGATAGAGCCATTACCACTTAACCTTATCTGCCCAATAGGCGGCGGACATTTTGCCTTTCTTGATGTTCTTTGCGTGGCGAGCCTTAAAGCTAGCACGCTTCTTCTTCATTGCCTCGCTTTCTCCTGACTTAGGCTTGCCTGCTGTCTTAGCACCCTGCTCACCAAAACGAATAAGCTTAACCTTATCACCCTCCTTGGCAAGAACGGCATGGCTCTTCTTGGAGTGACCCGGTGTACGCTTCGGCTTGTTGTAGCCTGAAAACTTTTCTCCCCTGTAATCTATCGCCATGATGCTAGTGCTTGTGGTGACTGACCGCTGTAAATGTCCACTTCCATATCGGCAATGTCCCCCATCTTATTTCGTATCTTTTGCTTGTAGTCTGCTACTGTGCGAACCCGTGCGCCCCATCGACGTATCCCACGCGGATTGAAAGTAGCCTCATTTGCGGCAAGCACACTTGCGGGAAGAACGTCCTCTATTGGATCATCGTCATTTGCCCGAAATAGCGTACCGGAATCTCCGAGTCCAAGCATATGTACAATATAAAGGTTGGCCGCCGTAGGGGTAATCCCGCGATTTGCCGTACGTCTTGCGTCGTCATGAATCAGTGCCCTGCCATATACTACCTGCGCATCAGGGTCTTTTTGCATCTGCTCGAACGTAATGTTCTTGTATGGAGAATCATCGGGAATCAGCCCTTCCTGAACAAGACCAAATGTTGGCTCTGTCATGCCATATAAGCCGGAGGCCGTTTGGCCCTTTTGCCTTTGTCTAGCAAGAAAGTTTCCTGACGACTCGGTTTGAATAACCTGATTTTCGTAGTCATCAAATGATACTAGGCGAGGCCTCTCTGCTTCTACCTGAGCCGTGGCGAGTGTCGCGGGTGGGACGACGTAATTAGTTAATGGCACCCCCATGTAAAAACGGCCCTCAGTAATAGGAGATTGAAGGTCGGGGTCATCAGCAAACCGATCTTTGTACAGAGTCCGAACATCATCGCTTAGTGTATCGTCTTTTATTCCGGTACGGAACTCCGCATCAGCCCTCATAAAATTTACAAGGCCACGGAGTCTTTGCCGGAAATCTTCATCATGACGGGGATCGTCCCCCTTGCTTGTAAAGGAAGCCATTATTTACGATTCCTTTTCTTGCCTGTCGGCGTTGTTGACCATGTAATACTTGTCGGCTTTCCTGCCCTTGGCTTTCCCGATGATCGCTTCTTTGAAGTCATACGCTTCTTTTCGGAAGCACTCATAGTCGATGCCACAGCCTTCGGGCGACATGCAGGATAACCCCTTCCAGACCCCTTGGTCGCACTGCTCCTTCCGCACGGTTTTCCCGTAGACACGTCGCGCCAATCCTCCTTGTGCCATTTCCTGAGTCCGCCCTGATAAGCCATTACTTCCACTTACCTCCCATCTCCTTGTATCGCTTGGCGGCATAGCTATTCGAGTAAGCACTAGGGTGAACCTTGTACTTACTCTTCGCTTCTGCTAGCGACTTCTTCCAAAGAGAAGGATTGGTTGGTACCGGCTTCTTACTTTTTCTTTTTTCGGCCATAGCTAACTTTGGTGCCCTTCTTCTTGGCGGCGGCTTTTGCCATTGCCATTCCCTTTGCGGTATACGGGTATTCCTTTTTTCCTACCTTTGGCATGGTTCCTCTAATTTTGCGTGATAAGGCCCTTATAGTCTAAACTGTCATCCATGATCCCGAAGATCGTAGCATGCTATCACGTTGTGTCTTTCTTGCCGTGCTATCATGCATCGGAGGGTACGTGCGAAGGGTGGCATAGTACATCGCATCAAGCGTGTCATCATGCTGACCCTTGGGATATGCGGTAAGCTCCTGCTCTAACAATGTCATATCCGGCATCAGGTATACTTCGTCCTGCTCAAAATATGGTTGCATACCTTCCAATCGCATACTCTTGCTTGCACGGGGCTTTTCCCCGACAATGCCTCTGATCTGATACGACAACTGTTCCCTGAGCATCTCTTGATACCCGGTGGATTCAACACGCGTCCTGAGTGGCTTGTACCTTTCGTACGTCTGTATGGCTTTTTGGGTAACGACAGAAGGAGGCAGGCGATCAGCAACGTAAGGAAGAACAAAACGCTTGCAGTTTCCATTTTCTAGTACGCCGGTTCTTGCTACACACATAATCACGGTGCGGTCGCTTCGTGATGATGTCGTGCTAGCAGGGTCAAGTCCCATGAAAATGTTGACCGGAAGCACTAATGGCTTGTCTAGTTCCTTAAATGTTGCGTGCCTGTCGTCATGAGTGGACGCAATCGCGCTCATCTTGGTGATTTTGATAAACGCATCCGACCCATTCCACGATATATCCCCGTCATAGTGGCCCCATTGGCTGAATACGCGGTCGGTATCCGCCACCACCTCGCACATATACTCACGATAGAACACGGATATGCGGCCTGTTGCCTCATAACTCTCGCGCTCTCGCTCTAACTCCTCTATACTCCACTGCTCAGGCCACAAACTTGTGCCATCTTCCTTGATAGCAGAGTAGTGCATCGTACTCCACACGGGCATTCGGCTCAGTTCGTTGACCATTCCGCGCTCGTGCATGGGAGTACCAATTACCACGACCTTGCTCGGCCTATCGCGAGCCAAAGCGGGGACGAGTCCTTGCAGTAACCACCGCAAGTTGTCCTCCATGGCCTCGGGAGTCTTGGTATTGTTCTCATCCTCCGGGTCATCGAGCACAATAAGGCTTGGGCGCACCCCATATTTGTTAAGACCACGCACCTGTTGGCCTGTACCACGCGCAAGAATCGTCGTGCCATCACGTAATACAATCTCATCCCGCGTCCAAACCTTAGGATTTTTGGCCCAATCCCCAAATAGGCTACGAAAGTAAGGCGAATCCTCCAATACCTCCTTAATAGATGAGATGATGTTAACAGCATGGTACCTGCTCTTGGATGCTATCACCACAAACGACGGTCGTCTTGGCTGATCTCTATGTAAGTGTTCTACAAATATGTGCCACAAAGGGAAAAAGACACCCACCACAGACGTTTTTGCAAAGCCACGAGGGGCTACGATGTTTAGTCGATCTATTGTGGGGTCTTTAAGTCTGTCATCAATCTCGTAGTGAAAGCTCGGAGAGGGCTTCTTCGCCCACTTCGGCATAACAATGCGCCCAAAGTCCGTGACAGACCCGGCGCACATTTGCATTATCTCGTCTTTACTCGCCATCAGTAGACTCAGTTAGTTGAGCCTGCTTCTTTTCCTCTATCACATGAGACCACTGAACCTCCTCAACGGGTGCCATCTCTTGTCGTGACCGCTCTTTGACACCTAGATACTCCTCGGCCTCTCGTGAGATAGCAAGCAAGGCTCGCGCATCGTTCTGTTCAATGGCAATCTTGCGTGCATCTACAAGGCAATCAACAACAAATCCCTCGTTGAGGCCCTTCTTCCTGAGGATGTCTGATATTTCGTCCATAACCATGTTTCTAAAATGCGAGTTGTGGTGGGTATTGAAGTGGCCAATCGCCTCAGCCTTCCTGCCCTTGGATCTTGGTGATATCAGCTTGCCAACAATCTTGTCATCAGGTGCTATGCCCTGCATAAAGTAGTGTGCTGTCAAGCGTGCGGCAAAGCGAAGCCTCTCTTCCTGAGCCCTATGGTTAATCTTGTAGGTCAATATATTGCGTTCGTACTCCTCGTATTCGACGGGATCTCTCCTCGACAGCGAGAAGCCGCCAATCGGCGTACGTATCAAGTATCCCGGTAGGGAGTTCACCACATTTAAGGCGAAGCCGTCATCAAGTCGCGCCAACTGACCTCGGTCTGTGGCCTCTCTCCAATACACAGTCTCGACCTGCTCCGCCGCTTTCGGTGGATAGACATAGAAGTCACGCCCGTATAGCCGTCGTGGCACGGGAGTGTCCAAGTTTTTTACTACGTCAAGCGGTGTTTTGTGAGTAACTTTCATCTAGCTATTGAAACTTGTTGTTCGGTATACTATATTACAGACCAAGGGTTCAGCGAACGGACAACCGCCCTGCCAAACTTCGGCCTGAGATACGCCGTTGGATCAGATAAAATAAAATCCCGGTGGTAATGCCACATATTAACCTGACAACTACGATCAGGTTGCCGACTCAGAAATGAGTGCGCTTGGTACGATGGTGATCCATGCCACCCGGTGGAGGTACCCGTGACAGAAACTTCATTAGGCTCCGACGTTATCAATAGTCAACGTTCAAATTTTTTTGTATGTTGACTATCGGAGGTACCCGAAACTGTATCTTATTATCACCAACGTTATTAAAGGCATATGAAAACGATTGTCATCAAAGGTCTACTAGATCCGGATGCTATCACGCTACCCGACTTCGTAGACGATGCACTGATAGGAGTATCACCTGTAACAGGCAACGCAGTCTACGAGTATGGCAAAATCATGGAATGCCTAGAAGAGCATAAACAGTACTCCATGAGCGATGCTATCGCTTGGATAGAACAGATAGCACTACCGCTCTGCGAAGAGAAAGGAGGGCCGTTCATAGTTGCTATCATGAGACAAATCGACTAATGGAATTCGTACTAATTATAGAATGGTACTCGTCATACTATTTCCACCAATTAGTACTACCCCCGTATATGATCGACGTTGAGATAGTTTCAATCGAAATGTCGGGAGACTGTAAACGGGAGTGATGTAATATAGCCGCACCCCTTCGCGTTCGCGCGTGATAGCATTCGATCGCGTTCGATACTTTTCACTCGGATTACTTTCGTTTCGATCTTCACGAAACGTTCACTTGACAACGGTCACATACGGACGTATTCGCGTACACGCGTCGCGTTACGCGCGCGCGGTTCCTTGTTATTTTGGCTCCGCTCAGGTGCGCACGCGTCTACGAAATACAGCACGAATTGTCAACACCTACTCACGTTCAATCCGCTTTCTTCATACTATCCTAACAAATAACCCTATCGTTTACATGTTCAAAGTATGTAAACATGCACACAAACTCGTTTAATGATAACGAAACACCCGGATAACCAAGAAAAGCGTGATATCACACCACTTTTTTTGACCCCAAAAAACGGCCTTTTTGATACCGTAGGGGCCGATTTGTTGGCATTCCCAAGAAAAACTTTCATCCGGATACAGAAAAACACTTGACGTAGGTCGTAGGGTGCCGTAAAATGGGTACAGATCGAATGATTGTTACTACTTAGTAACTGATTCGTGAATGTTCTTTCTTACATATCGTAGTCTAGCAAGCCTGAAAAGGCGGATATATCTACACGAGGTGCGGGCAAATCACGTCCAACCTATGTTCTTTCTAAGTCTGAAAACCGGTAGCGCCCAGAAAGCGCGAAAACGCTAGTGTCCGGTAGCCCACTTGTGGGCATATATCTAACCTACTACTACTCAATACAAAAGTAACTAGGGGGAAACTTACAAACCTTGGGATAGGTGTATCGAATGATACCGCCCGCGCGACTTATCAACGCGGGACGTGAAACCTGAAAATTCGGGGGTGAGGGGTGTTCTCCAATTATTGGAAAGGGCTGATAATCCGAGAAAATAGTTACGTAAAATACGTGAGCGAAATTGTTGCGGGGGTATAGGCCGGATTATGTTCAACTACAAGTGTGGCGGGGGGAGAAATACCCCTTCTTTAAGGTAGCGCGAGGTGCGGGTGTAGTGGGTGAAAACTACACTTACGGGTTCGACTCCCGTGCTACTTTCAACGGACAAACGTCCGTCTTATCTCTCATCATAAAACCGTAAAAATACCATGCGAAACCTACAAAATTGGGTCAATATCGAAACTGTAACGTCCTACGATGGGGTACGTGTATTCGTTCAAGATCAGGATGAATTCTATCTAGGCGCTGACGTGTGGCGCAAGCTACGCCGGATCGGCAAGGTTGTAAGCCGTGGGGGTGATCTGTTCATGCAACAGAGTGAATTTTCCAAGCTACAAGCCGCAGACGTACGATAATCTTAAACCGGAAAATACCATGCAAGCTACACAAGGGGCCGCAACGGCAGAGGACTTCGCAAGATGGCGATACCTAGCCAAATATTGCACCACAGAACAGCTACTTTCTATCGTGAAAAGTTGCCGCAAAGCCGCGCTCTATCAGCGGAACATCAACCCTATCCGCGAGGGCTACTGGGACGATCAGGCCTGTACCTACGCAGACGAACTCCGCAAACGATAATCTTAAACCGGAAAATACCATGAAACTCACATTCAAAGTAATGATACACGCCGAAGCCCCCCACAAATGGATGAACTCTTGGGAATCAAACCCACGGGATCTAGCCAACACACTCAAAGCAATAGTAGGCGATACCCTATGGGAAGACGAAACGACCGTGAACGAAGCGCCGATATGGCATGATTTCAGAACTCTACACGGGGAAGATACCGTGTACCAAATGGCCTACTACGGAGAAATAGACCGTGACGGGATTGAAAAGCTAGCCCTAAACGGCTACATGTATAGGCGGTGCGACACATTCCGCAAGCTATCCTTGGATGGCGGGTTGTATCGGGCCGTATCATACGAGGTAGAAATGCCAAAATCCTACGCTTCGTTTTATCTTTGCCCCCTAGTTGACGGCGAGGTGCCAAACGAGGTAAACTTTAATCGCATAATCAGAGCAATCGAAAACCTATAAACCGGAAAATAAAATGGAAATGAACGTTATTTTAGGCAAGAAACGCGCAGACGGAACCATGACCTTCGCCCTAAATATAGAGGGCAATTGTGTACAATTCGACGGCGAGGTAGGCGGGTCATCCATAGACGTATCATGGTGGATGCGAGGGCTCCCTCCGTTCACTACTATCGAATGCAAAAATCTAGTTGACATGATGGCGATGGCTGATTATGTTGCGGATTGGATCGACAAAAATGCGGACGAAATCCCTACATATCGGGAAGATTGCCAATAGGCGAAACCCCTTCGGGGGTCTATGGATGGGTGGCTCCCTCCATACTGACGAGCCAAGCCAAACTAACTCTCACTTAAACCTTCGAGGTAACACTATGCAATACGGCAAGATGAGCGTACCTGAGTTACGCAACCACATCCGCAACAACATGAACACCCGTGAAACATGGGTAGCAAGTGCTAGCAAATCAGATTGCTTGCGCTACATTCATCAGGGCAAACGGCCCATGCCGACGGCCGAGCCTCCCGTGATAGCACCGGCTCCGGCGGGCGATGCTAGCTCTCAGCTAGGGGCTCTGATCCAACAGATTGCGGGATCATCGGTCAACGAGGAGCGGGTTCGGGCTCTGATTCACGAGGAGACCAAGAACATCAAGCCTCACGTCACACGCTTTGTGATTCCAAACAAGCCGGATTACGATCTCAAAGGCGAGGTTGTACACTCAAAGACTCCCGCTCTGTTGGCTCTGTTGCAACTAGGGCCCGTGTGGATGCATGGCCCTTCGGGCTCCGGCAAGACAACGGGTGCCAAGAAAGCCGCAGACATACTAGGCCTCCCGTTCTATGCCATGAGTGCTAGCACGGACACCACCAAAGGTGACCTATTCGGGTACACCAAACCAAGTGATGGATCGTACAAAGATACTCCGCTGTTCAACGCCTACACCAAAGGTGGAGTTATGCTACTCGACGAGGCGGACAACCTACGGCCTAGCCTATTCAAGATGTTGAAGATGGTCATGGGCAGTAGCAAAGCTAACTTCGACGGACAGATCGTAGATCGGCACGAAGATTTCAAGCTGATCGTGGCGGCCAACACGACGGGCGGCGGACGTGATGCCAAGTATGTATCGGCAATCGTGCAAGACTCCGCTACGGTAGACGAGTTTGGCATGCTCAATTGGGACTACTGCTACGACCTAGAACGTAACGTTCTATCGAAGATCGGACTCGACGATGCTATCAGTGACGGACTGCACAAACTGTGGCTCACGTCCCGCATGAACATCGACGAGCAAGACAAGAAAATACTTGCTACTCCTCGCTCGCTATTCATGACGGCAACAGCAATCAAGGCGGGGCTCAACGTATCCGATGCTATCAAGACCTACCTCACCTCCAAGTGGGGTGGCAAGGACGCGATCATGCAAGCTATCGGGTCTATTGACGACTCGCTCAAAGTAAACGTAGCAAGCCTTATTCCCTAAGGGTACGGGGGCTTCGGCCCCCTACCTTCTATCTCTCACACTCAAACGGTAACTGCAATGCAAATCCTACAATCTACCAAGACATCACGAGTTTACTACTTCGACAGCCTATACGATGCCGTCAACCGCAAGACACCACAGGAATTCTACGATGCGGGCGGCGACCCCGAAGGCACCGAACAGACCTACTTCCATGGAGTGGCGCTCGATACATACAAGAGTGTGATCTTTGCCAACGAGCAATGCGAGGATCTCAGAAAGCGCAAGGCCGAATTTGACCACGAAATGATTACGCTTGACGCTCCCTCCCTCACGGACGGCGTGACGCTAGGCACCCAAGAGTACGGCGATGAGGTGTGGGACATGGTATCATTCATACAAGGCGAGGACGAGTGCATGCTCGACATGCGCTTCGACGTAGCGGCAACACCACACGTTCGCCTACTGTTCGACATCAGCGCAACTGCGAGCGTAGAAGAGTCGGCCATGATAGCACGAGCCAAGGCGTTCCTTGCCCTAGTGGATGCGCTACATAAATCAGGCACCGCAGTAACCCTTGACGTGGCATTCGCCTCGTGCTACATTACGAGCAAGCGGTACAACGCAGTGCACATCGTCAACGTACTCAAAAGCACAGAGCAAGTGGACATGCGCAAGATGTTCTACATACTTGGGTGCCGCGAGGGACTGCGGAGGATGATGTTCAAGATACAGGAAACATGCTATCACGAGACGAACAAGATGCTCAAAGATGCAAAGATCAAGGACACGGATTCGTATTGGCAAGGTCGCGGCCAAGGTAACAAAGAGTGGATGAGCGACGTGAACCTATCTGATCGGTACGACATGAGCGTATGCACCACGATGACACGCAACAATCACGGGCACGAGATGGCCGCCAACCTGATTAACAGAGCGCGTGAACTGCGACTGATAGCGTAAGGATTTCGGAGGGTGAGAGAGCCGAAAGGCGGGGGCTTCGGCCCCTGCCTCTGCGTAAGGATGGCAACCTGCGCACTGATGAGGCAAGCCAATCAACCTAACCAATATCAATACCATGATAGCACAGGAAGTAACACGCAACGAGTGGATCGACGCATTTGCAAGGGGCGAAGACGCATACTTTTCGTACGAGGCGGCGGACGCACTGTACGACTACTATTGGGATCTATCCGACGGGACGGGCGAGACGATCTACCTCGACCGCGTAGCCGTGGGGTGCGAGTGGTCGGAGTACACGGAGGATGAGGCGCGCGAGCAGTACAAGGTAGACTACGACGAGGACGTAGAGATTGCGCTCGTCGACCGTGGCCTTGTCAGCTACGCAATCAAGGTGCCCATGCACGGCAAGCCACACCACTACCTAGTCATGGACTAGTAGGTAAACCGGTCGCCCCTTCGGGGGCGGCCTTCACTTTCGCCAAGAAAAACGATGATAGCAATGACACAGTACATACAAGCAACCAAGCACCTTCACGACAAGCACGTAGAGTTTCACAAGATACAGGAGTTGGTAGGGAACAGGGTTCCACAGGCCGAATGGCTTGACATCAACTTTGACCTAGCTACAATAGGCGGCTTTGACCCACTGCATAATTGGTTGGTATCAAGGCTTGGCCACGAGTTGGTGACGGATACTTGCTATGATATCACGAACCTTATCGGGCCGTTGAGAAAGGACTTGGATTACGTCTTGGACAATCGGGGCAAGAAGGCGGGTAGGCTTAACGACGACGACATGGCGTGGGATGCCATGTACTATCGAGAGATAGAAGGATTGAAGTCCATTACCAAGGAGTGCACGGGCCTGATCCTAGATGGTTACAAGATCAAATACGAGGCGTGGTTCAGATGAAAGAGTTTGCGGAGAGCCGGCTTCTCGTCGTGCTATCACTGATGCTTGCGTCAGTGGTAGCCTTCGGGTCGGCGTGGCTAGAACTTAACCCGCTTGGCTTTGCGCTACTGTTCATGCCAAGCATGCTACTATTCGTGCTAGCAATCTACTTCGAGATAAACATCGAAGATGAGGACTAGCTATTGACACCACTATACACACACGGTATATTGATACCTAACACTAGCAACTAAACATAGACGGTAATGAAAGCAATGGTAACAAAAGAATACGAAGTCACGATGACGGTACGGGCAATGGCCAAAGAGGGCGAGGGAGTAGAACTTGTCACGCTTTGGCTTGACTTCAAGGACACTCCCGTAGAGGAGAACAAGGTGGATAACTTCCGCTACAAGCTAGCAGAATTTGAGGTCGTCCTTATGGAGGCCGCAAGGGAAACCTTCGAGAGGCAGGTTACAGAAGAACTCGACGAGCAGTACAGGCTCAGAGATGAGGTGATGGAGGACGCAAGGATTCACGAGGGCAGGTAGCATGAAGTGGGTTAAGAACCTCAGAGAAAACAACAAGGGAGACAAGAAGCTTATTGGCATAGCGGTAAGGAAGAGGCACAGAAACAGCGAAGAGGTAGCCTATACGATCTATCCGAATTGGTTTACCGACGAGGCTGAGTGCCACCAATTCATCAAGAAGCTAGCAGAGCCAAAGAAGTACAGCAAGGTGCGTTGGTCTGAGGGCACGATGCATTCAGGCAAGGCAACCATTCGCATTCACGACGGAACCATACTCGAACTCGTACCCGTGGCGGGGCTTTCTCGATTGCCCACGTCAATGGAGGTTGAGGAGATGTGGCAAGAAATAGACAAATACATTTATGGCACGACGAAACCTTTACTTATCACCAAGGACTGAGACCTTGTTGGAGTCAGTAACAAACAATAGCGCACTCATCAACGAGCTTGTAGATTCGTGGTGGACACGCTACGTTCGGGCGGGAGGCCTACTCATTTCGAGTGGCTTCATCATGGAGTGGGACGATGCTATCTACTTAGCAGTCAGACCATTCGAGCCGCACGAGACAATAAACCCCGACCTGTTTGTTAGCGAGATGCTATCGGACGAGGTCGTGGACTTAGTACCGAACATGATAGCATGGACGGATTGGGTTAACAGTATCAAGGGCAACAGCGAGTACATCACTGCGTGTGTTGCCTATGGTAACGCCCTTAGACACCTTAAAAACAAAGAGGACAACGATGAATAAGATCATCAAAGCAAAGGTAGGAAGCTACAACTTAGACGGAAAAGAGAAGGGCATATACCGCACGGTAGGCTCCCTGCGTGACGGGTATATCCTGCTAGATGCGCACTTCAATCCGGCCGCAATCGAGCGCGAGCCGGGCCGTGACAGAATCATCCTATCAGTGTTCGACGAAGAAGAGAGAGGATCACAAGATGCTAATACCCAAACGTCCCGACCCCAACCGGCACGACAGCAAGACGATCTCCCGTTCTAAGTTCTACAATCCGGATGCGGAGCAGACATCCATACAGCCTGTATATGATCCGGACAGACTAGAAGAAGTGCTATCAAAAAAGTACAGCGAACTAAGCAGGAAGGATAAGAACTATCGCAACCTGTTTCGTGCCAAACTTTTTAGGTACAACTGGTCTGATCTGAGGCCCATAGAAAAGGCACTCCTCGTGGACTACACCTTGGAAGAGGTTAGTCCCGAGGACGCGGATTCTCTTCGCCATACGGTGGACATAGAGTCAGCACTGATCGCCACCAAAGACGCAGATCTTTGTAAGTTTCGTGCTGTCATGTTCGTCGGAAGAGGGCGGACTGAGGAGCGAATGAAGCAGATTATCCGCTACTTCGCAGAGCGTTGGGGCAAGAACCTAGCATTAGAGTTCTTCCACGCCTACGGTTACAGCAACGAAATGGTCAATGACATACTCAACCAAGTCGATTTCGTAAAGCTTGCTAGTGAGCCTGTTCGCAGGAACACATACATGGATGCGCTTGCCTATGCCGAAAGGCTGTCTCCGGTACATCAACTGTATTGGATGACAGTCCTAGACGAGATAGACAAGAACCCTAGCTTCACTCCGTTCTAGTGCTTGGGGATGCGGCTCTCGCTACGGCGGGGGCCGCCTTCTCTATGCCTCTGCTAATCACATACCCACCTATCATAACCTGTAACAAGTCCCACATCTGATCTGTGATAGCAATATCAAGCAGACCAAGGTGATGCAGTACAATCAAGCACAAGAAGGTGAGCGCAGTGATCGGTCTCCATGACCGCTGTAACCATGACTCGCCCTTGGCCTCAGACTCGATGATGCTAGCACGTCTAGACATCATGTCCATCTCGGCTTTGAGTATCTGCTCCGCTAACTCAGTGCGCAGTCTCTCGGCTTCTAAGCGCAACTCGATACGCTCTGCCTCGGTGGTGACGTTCAGATCAATGGCATTGCCGATGCTATCAAACAGCCTTGACAACCCTTCGATTCCGATCTTGGAAATCAAACTCATGTAGCACGCTCTGTTACTAGATCAAGGGTGTCACGAGTGTGATCCCTGCCAAACTTAAAGTTTAGAAAGCAACCGCCTAGCGGCTTGGGTGGCATGCCCTTTTGCTGTGCCCAACCATACATATCCAAGCCCTCCTCCTTGTAGGTAGGCAACTGAATGTGGTGTTGCGTATCAAAGTACACGGCACCGGCACGGCCCAACCGCTCACGACGAACCTCCATTTGCCATGACTCATGGATGTGGCCGGTAAGAACCACGTCTGCGTCGGGAAGATACACTGCCCTTCTCTGTGTGCCTATAACGCCCTTCGTTACAGCACCACCCATGCTACCATGGTCGTAGTGTATCCTCTTCTCTATCGTATAGGCCCTTCTTCTGTCGCTGTTTCTGTTGTCCCTGAACCTTACCCGTATCCAACCGCGATACCCACCATGTTCACAGCCAATGCGGCTTGCAAATCGTGATGTCAAGTTCGTGTTGTGATGCTTAATCATCGCAGTCTCATGGTTACCCGCAGTAACGAGAGCGATGTTGTCCTTGTACGGCTCGAAGAACTCTACCGCATAGTCAACTAGCGCGTCAAGGTAGTCGGCCTTGTCTAGTTCAGGCCGGATCTTTCTTGGCTGTCGCTTATCGTTGGCTGATGACATGCTATCAAACAGATCGCCGACGATGATGACCGGGGCATTGCGCTCTACCGCAAGGTCTAGGTGCCTGCGTAGCATGCTCTGTTGGCACAGCGTGGAATCAATGTGGACATCAGCGCATGCAAACATCCAATGGCTTGACCCATTCGTTCTGCTCAAATCAATATCCAACAGGTGAACCCTATTGGATATCTGACTAACCTTCCATTTCAAGGTACTTGACGATTGTGTTGGCTAAGACCTTCGCAAGTATCCCCTTCTTCTCTTCGTAGTTCTTGAACTCATCGAGGTTGTCAATGAAGAAAGGCTCTGCTATCACGGCAGGTGGATACACTCCTGCGAGTATCACTCCTCCTCTATCGTCTTTGGTGATCGCCTTGATCCCCCGATGGTGATTGCGAAGAACGGAGAGGCAACCAAATTGCAGTAGCTCTGCAAGGTACTCGCCCCACTTACTACCCTTGTAGTGTAGCATTTCACAGCCATCAACGTGTCCGTTGAACGCATTGGCATGGAATGCAATGTAACAAGAGAGATTCTCGATAGAGTTTACGGCCTCTATCTCACCACTGATATCATTTGGCTCCGGCCTTTCAATGATGAAGGCCTCTGTCATTGGGGTCTGACGATACAGTTCGTCATAAATCATCATGCACAACTCGCGTGAGTAGGCATTTTCATATATCTTTTTATCAGGCGTGGACGCTCCCGGCTTTGATTCCGTGTGAGCAATGCCTAGTGCTACTCGCTTTGACATGTAGTTATCTGCTTATCGCAACCCAATATAAGGAAGTTAATGGGAAGTTCCTCAAAACGCAAAGGTTATCAGTACGAAAGAGAAATCGTAAAAGCATTTGAGTCTGCCGGAATGAACGCCACAAGAGCATGGGGATCAAACGGCAAGGCACTTGGATTGCACGAGTGTGTGGATGTTCGCGTTGACATTGGCGATGAACATCTTTACATTCAAGCAAAGCGTAGGAAGTCCATTTCTTCCTACATAAAACCCGATGACACTGTTCATATGCAGGTTATCAGGGAAGATCGTGGCGACAGCTACGCTGTTGTCAAACTAGAAACACTCATAGACCTAATCAAAAATGGGGCAACCAAACTTAACAGTACAGCAAAGGCTTCATCTCGTAATGCAGGAAGTCAAGTACATACAGAAGGAGAGCAAGCGTGGGATGAGATATAGCATCGTGTCACACGACGCGGTCACTGCCAAGGTGAGACCGTCAATGGTATCACATGGTATCATATACTACCCCGTAAACATGGCCACTAGCCAAGACGGCAACCGAACCGTGTGCGAGATGACCGTTCGCTTTCAGTCTGTTGACAATCCGGAGTCATTCATCGACGTGCCATCATTCGGATATGGCATTGACGATCAAGACAAGGGGCCGGGTAAGGCAATTAGTTATGCGGTAAAGTATGCGCTATTGAAAACGCTTGGCTTGGAGACGGGTGATGATCCCGACTACGACCAAGAAGTACAGCACAAAGCAGAGGCCGCGCCACTACCCGTGCTCAAAGTCCTAGACGAGAACGGTGACCCTACCGAAATGGGCAAGAAGGTCATCGAAGCTATCGAGTTTGGCAAGCGCACCGTAGCACAGATTGTGGAGCGCAATTCTATCAACGAGGCAGAGAGACTGTTTCTTTCTCAGTACGAGAATGACACAGACATGCCATCATTCCTGTAAAACAATGGAGTCATTTGATTACCTGATCTCCCAAGTACAAGATTGGGCAGTAGACAAAGGCATTGCCGTAACAGACGACCTATCCAAGCAGATGCTCAAAGTCATCGAGGAGGTGGGAGAAACGGCGGGTGCCATCGCCAAGAAGAACCACGAAGATATCGTCGACGGTATCGGCGATTCATTTGTGACGCTTATCATCCTGTGTCAGCAGGCGGGCATTGACCCTAGGGTTGCACTCGGATCAGCGTATGATGTCATTGCCAAACGCAAGGGCAAGACGGTAAACGGAGTGTTCATCAAGGACGAATAGTTATGATTCTACGCAACGCTGATAGGCGTTCGTGGCTAACTATGGATCGCTTCATCTTTGATGACTCCCGTGTCGGAGGCGAGGAGATAGCCGTGCTATCATGGCTACTCTCCCGTCCCGACAGTTGGTCTCTGAACGTCAAGACATTGGGCTCCCGTCTAGGGTGGGGTCGAGACAAGACTTACAAGATCGTCAAGCGACTAGTAAGCCTAGGCTACATCACGCAAGAGACAAGGCGCGATGCGCAAGGACGGATCGTAGGGACGGACTATATCGTGCACGAAACCCCTCAAAACAGTACCAAAAATCCACATCCTGAATTACCGGATACGGCTGAACCGGATACGGATAAACCGGATACGGCTGAACCGGATACGGCAAATCAGGAAGCATATATAGATAATAATAATAGCAAGACAATGAGTGTAGTAAGTAATACTTATCACTCTCGTACCTTCGATCTGTGGTGGGACATGTACGACAAGAAGGTTGATCGCAAGGGTACGTTTGCTAAGTGGAGGAAGTTGAAGTCAGACGACATCGGACTGATTCTAAACCACACTCCCGAATACGTTATCGCTACACCGGAGGTGCAGTACAGGGCACATCCAAAAACCTACCTTAACCGTGAGTACTTCAAAACGTCTATCGAGCACCTTGTCGGAGGTAGATCTGTTCAAGGGCCTGCCAAAGCATATACGGGAGGCGTGCGTCAAGGAATACCAAATGGGAAAACAGGACTCGGCCCAAGGGAATTTCTCGCCGCTAGTGGATTCTCAGACGACGAGGCAGACAGGCTACTTGGAGCAAACCCAAGTGCTACATCCTTCCGACCCCAAGCTTTTGCTAGCAGAAGAGACGGACATCTTCAAGGCGATAATGAAGATCGGCTTCTTGCTAGAAAAGCCGATTGACAAGACGCGTGCTCAGTTCATGGCAAACGTGCTCCGTGATACCGGCCTCACGCTTGCTGAACTCGATCAGTGCGTCAAGGAGATAGCAACGAGTAGCGAGCTCAACAAGGAGATCATCTACTCCAAGGCTATCAATGCTAGCATATTCGATGCGGCAAGAAAGTCCAAGCGAGTCATGAAGGTTCGCTTGTTTTCCCGCATGGAAGCAATTAGTTTATGGGAGGATCGCACTGATCCAAGCATCACACTATCGGATATGTTTGAGATTATCCGAGATACAGACAACCACATATACTACCAAGTACGATGACAGAGAAACAAGAAGCATACAGCAAATACATTAGCGCCATGGCAGAGCTTCTTCTCCATGAAAAGTATTCTGTTGATGAGATCACAGAGATACTTAAAGATGACTGGGAAGCCGCATACGAAAACGCAGGGTTGCAGGATCATGCGCTTGATGTTGGAAAGGCGTTTACCGATATGTCGATAGATCAAACGGCAGGAGATAGGGCCGCCGATATTGTCGAGGCGGCGCTTGGTGCAATCAAGTCTTTGTCGGGTGGCGATCTTAAAAAGCTTGATCCTGTCACCGCACCCTCAGAAGCATTCATGCTTATGGCTTGCATAATTGAGCTGTACGGAGTGCGGCCCGTAGCACATGAGATGGCATGGGGACTAGCCTACTCGATGGACAGGGGGCTAGGACAGTCGCTTATGGAGGTGTTCAAGAAGATAGCAAACTATGACGATAAGTCTAACAACTAAACCGAACACGACAATGAAGATCGAAGAACTAGAAAACCCACCACAGTGGCTATTGGATGCCAATACCCACAATGCTGACGTAGATATTATTGATGGCGTTGTACATTGGTATGATGGTGTATGGAGGGACGAGACTTGGGAAGGTGGCGTATGGCACAGCGGCCTTTTTGAAGGAGGTATTTGGGAAAATGGCATTTGGGAAAATGGCACTTGGGAATTTGGCACTTGGAAAAACGGTGTTTGGCTTAATGGGGAGTGGAACTTTGGCGCGTGGCTTAATGGCTATTGGCTTAATGGCGTATGGAAATATGGTCACTGGTTCAATGGCTCTTGGTATGGAGGCAAGTGGGAAAAGGGATACAAGAACAAACTTGTGAAGTCTGACACACCACCAACTAACAACTAAACAGTGATAGCAATGAAAGATATTCTGAATGCACACTTGACCGAATTGGTCAACAGCGTTAACGACGGAGATGTTAGTCCACTTGAAGCATGGTTCGAGATGAAGCGGATGGCAGAGAAGGTGAAGTGGTCAATGAGCCTGATCGAGGACGCGGCAATCAACGAGCGCGAATCAATCGGAACGGATGACTATAAGGTAGACGGCTTCCGTATCGAGGTAGTACAGGGCCGCAAGATGTACTCCTACAAGCACATTGGCAAGTGGAAGGAACTCGACGTGCACCGCAAGCAAGTCGAGCAGGCGGCTAAGGCGGCGGCCGATACGGGCAACATGGTCGTCGATCCATATGGCGAAGAGATAGAGCCCGCTGAGATTACCTTCGGCAAGTCATACCTTAAAGCAAGCGTTATACGATAGCAACTAAACCTATAAAACAATGATACCAAACCCACTACTACATACCAAGATCGGCAAGGATCAGTACGTAATTGAATACAAGGACTGCACAATAGGAGACCTTATGGTATTCATTGCGTCGCTAGAAACAGAGATAGCATCCATACGCTCTCAGCTAGCCAACATTAACTACGAATATGATGGCGCAGAGGAATGGGAGAAGCGGACGAAGGTTGCCATGCAAGCCAAGAAGACGCACGTTGGCGTGCTGAAAAGTTGGATCACGGCCAAGGAAGCACAAGAGGCTGACGAGCATGCCATTGGCAAGGCATTCATGCAGGCGGCCTACGAAAACCTCGACCCGGACGACTACGATGATATCATGTTTTCAGCACAAGAGATACTGAAAGATGACAAAGAGTAATCAGAGGTTGATAAAGTGGAATCACGTCCTTGACAAGAAGCCCGCTCCCGATCAAGAGGGTGTAGAGCTTTTGCTAGAATGTTACAACGGTGACACACTCGTTGGAATGTACAAGGATGGAGATTTCTACCAAGAGAATGGGGATGAAATAGATAATTGGGTTGTCATGTGGGCCTTGACAGACGGGGCCTATTGACCTATATTATCTGAACCACGCAATAGTGTGGCTTGCCCCACAAGGAGAGGGAGTCAGGTTTGTTCAGGGGCCTTGACTCCCTTTCTTTTTCTAGTAATCCGTGGCCGCTCGATCTTGAAGTAGCGATTGTAGAATACAAGAAGCCAAGAGAAGAAGAATGCTAGGCCAACGTTTAGCACCACCTCGCTCCATGGTGGCACCGATCCGATAAGCACATTAAACAATGCGCCCGCCGAAGTGAGGGCAAGTGCGGCCCTTATGTGTAGTGTCTTAAACAGAGGGTAGCGATAGATAGGCGATGTCTCAGATGCGTAGATGTCTAGCATGAGAATCGCTACCGATCCCGATATAATTAGGGAAGCAACGCTATTGATTATCTGTTCTAGTATCATCCTCTTCGTCAGGGAATAACCTAGCAGTTAGTAACTCCACGCCACGCAGTCCCAAGAATCCAAGTATAAACGCCGCCGCGTATTGGCTATTCTCTGCGTTAGGGAGAAATTGTAGCACAACAGGGGTCAAGTAGTTAGCACTACCCATTCCTGATAGCACGGCTATGAGCGCAGTGCGCCAAGATTTGTGCTTGCCTACCGTAAGTAGGGATCCAAAGAATCCCGATACAGCTAGACCAACGTTAATTCCAATGTGCTCCAAGTACTCCCCAAGCATCTTAAAAGAAGAACTGATATTCAACAGTGGCGGAGGCGGCCTCCTCGATAACCTTGATCGTTGTCATGCCACCACAGGGGAAGTACTGAGCAGTACCTGCCGCTACCTGAAATCCCTTTGATGCGGTTGGGTTGGTAGATCCGTTGTCTATCGTAACACGTACGTTCTTGGCGATTGCTTGGATTAGCACAAGCGTAGCACTTTCGGGGACAGAGATAGACGTAACGCCACTGACGGTGGTGTCCTGTCCGTGTGTGCTAGTAGGGCGCAGAGCAGTATATGCGTGTCTGCCGAATGCTGTTGCCATGTTGCGAGCCGATATTGGCTAGGTTAAATTGTTCTGCAAGTACAAATAATGTGATAGCACGTTCCCGGAATTATGTAGAATCCATAAACCATATTCGTGGTGTCACGCAAATGGTTAGAGCAACTGGTTAGATGGTGACGACACCGTCGCGGGGTCAATCAACTCTATGCCTTCATATAGCACAGACTCTTCTTCCTTCATAGGATCAGAGGG